CGTCTCCGCCATCTCCCGCTGTAAGCTTTCAGCTTGCGCCTTGACTTCGCGATCGGCTTCGATGTTCGCAACCCACTGGAAGGCAAACGGCGAAGCCAACAGCACTACAGCGATGGCGATGATTACACCCTTCACGCGGCAGCACCTTTATCGCGACCGTTCAGCAAACCGCCGAGCAACTTCTTAGCCGTGGGGTTATTAGCAATCGCTTCAATCGCAGTCCCGACAGCCTGACCGCCCTTGCCGCTGAACAAGTCCATGACGCTCGTCAAGCCCTCGGCCGGCGTACCGCCCTGCACGATAACCTTCACGTCCGCCTTGTCCAACGCAACCGCTTGCGCAACGCCGACCCTCTCCAGCCGCTCAACATCGCGGATACGGATCAGGTAATCTTGGTAGCCGGCCGACTCACCGATCGTCTTAGCCAGCTCGGCCTGCGCTGCCACACCCTTCGCGACTTGCATCTTGGTCTCGGCATCCGCGCGAGCCGTACCCTCGGCCGCGATACCCTCGGCTTCTTTCAGCTTAGCCGCGAGTTTACCTTCGGCTTCCTTAGCAAGCTGCTCGCTGGTGGCTTCGGCCTTGAGTACCGTCGTCTGCTTAGCCGCAGTGGCCGCTATAACCGTCGTGCGTTGCTGCTGATCCGCCACGACAACTTGACGCTCGCGCTCGATCTCGGCAGCGCGCACGACACTGACTTGCTGTACCGCCATGTCCTTCTCGGCAGTTACGGCTGCGGCAACCGCAATCGCCTGCTTAGCCAACTGCGTAGCGATCCCGATATTTTGCTCTTTGACCGCGGCGCGCTTACCGACTTGCTCGGCCGCTTCCTGAACTGCCAACTGCTGCTCTCGCTCGGCCTCCGTCTCGGCGATGCTTGCTTGACGGTGCATGTCCGCGACTGTCATACGCGAGTGCCGCTCGATGTCGGCTTCCTTGCGAGCCATGATGTTCGCAATAACCCGCGTGCCTTCGGCATCGCGGATGTCCATCAGCTCGATCATCTTGACGTTGCTGACGCCCCACTCTTTCAACTGCGGCTCGACTTCCTCCGTAAACCGCTGGCCGTATTGCGAGCGCTCCACCATGATCGTCTCGACGGGCGACTTAGCCAGCACGGTGCGGGCCGCGCCTTGCAGGATGGACTTCAGTTGCTTGTCCAGATCCTCTTCGTCCGCGACGCGCTCAGCGGCCTTCGCCGGATCGCTAATACGGAAGAACGCTGTGATGTCGACAAGGAACGGAACCTTGTCCTGGTCGTACGCAGCGTAGTCGGTAAGCTGCAACTGGAACACGCTCAACGGCAGCGCGACAGTCTGCACACCGAGCCGGGGCAACCACGCCGGCCACTCATAATAGGCGTTGCCGTCTTTCTGGTCCTTGCCGTACGTGCGCGTAGTGCCGCCCGACTGCACGATGTGAACTTCGTTCGGTTGGACGACGCGGCGCAGCGTCATCGGGATAAGCAACGCGGCCAGCAACAAACCGATTACCGGCAGCAAGTAAATAAGCGTACCCATGTGCTCTCCTGTGGGTGAAAAGATGGCGCGGCTTGTAACGGCCGCGCCTCAGTTGGCTACTTTGTAAGTAGCTCGTGGATCTTCTTCGAAACCGGCGTCACTTCGTTCACAAGCTGCGAGACGTATGCTTGCGTGCAGCCAAGCACCTTCGCAACTTCCTTCTGCGTCGCGTCCTTCAACATAGCGCGCAACTTAGCCAATGCCGAACGAGCTTCTTTCACTGTCACCGATGCCACTATCGTTCTCCTTTACTTCGCGGCCTTCGCCGCATTGATCACTGCCTGGAACTTATCCTCGGTCAACGAACCGAGCTTATCCGCACCGCCGGTCTTCTTCAGAAGCGCCAGCACTTTCGTACGCGCGGCCTCGGTGTCGACCTTGCCGACTGCGATCAGCCGGTTCTGATACTCCATGAGCGCGGCGCGCACTTCGTCCTTGGTCGCCGGCTTCGCTGCCGGAGTCACGGTCGGCGCGTCATCGTCCAAGAAGTCATTCGCGACTTCGGTCGGCTCGTCGAACTCCGAATCCTGCGGCACTTGCGTCGTATCCGTCGAGTCAACGGGGTTCTTCTGCGCAGCAGCGGCAGCTTCGTCCGCCGCAATCTCGGCCTTCGTGCGACGCTTGCGCTGCTTTGCTGCTTCAAGCGGGCGTACTGCTTCTCCCGCTGCGATCTCGGCAGCGTCCAGCACTGGAACGTTTAGCGAACGCGGCCCGATATACGACAGAGCCTCTTCGAGCGAATCAAATTCCACAATTACTTTCATTTACGATTTCTCCTAATACTTATGACACTGACACGGTTGGGTCTGACAAATCGAACATCGTTGGATCGGGAAGCCGGATAACGGTATGCCGTGCGGATTAGGCCGAGACAAAACCTCTGTCGCGGTCATGCGCGTCGGATACTCCAACTCAAGCAAGAGCTGGAGATAGTGGATGGCCTTCTCGATATCAACTCGACCGCCCTTGAGGCGATGCCGTGTGATGTACTTCACGGCGTTACCTTCGTGCCATCCAAGCTTGTTACGGTGGATGTACTCGCCGGGTTGGATCTCTAGTGTCTTGTAATGATCCCCGCCGACTTGTTCGTCTCGTGCGCTCATGCTACTTCACTCCGAAAATTTCTAGCGTGCTGTTATCGGCAGCCATACGGCAGACTAGAGGATGACCCATTAGCTGAGCGGACCTAAGTATGCCACGACTGTAGGAATCGCTAATCGCTACGTCTACAAGAGGTACGGCGCCCCACGTCGACCGGTCGCTACGCCTCTTGTTTCTCAACTCTTCCAGTTCGCGCTTGTAGCGGCGAGCATCGTACTGGCTAATCTTTTTGCGTGCCATACTTCCACTCCAGATAGTCCAAGGACACTTCCATCAGGTCGTAGTTACCGTCTTTAACTTGGTGCAGCATCACCACGCCGCGCCAGTAGTTGACACCTTGCGGCCCAAGGTACTCTTCGTCGTGCTCATAGCACGATCCGACGATCAGGCCACGTACGATCGTGCCGTCGGAACGGTGCATCTCGGCTTGTTGCTTGCCTTGCTGGTGCCCCATCACGAACGAGAACCCTATGTTCTTCAGCCGCGTTTGGATCATGCCGCTGTACGGACGGCCGTTCATCGGGTTGTAGAAGTAATGCGCGAAATGCACGCCGCCGATCTCGATAGGTTTCAGAAACGGGTTGACGTTCCATCCGTGCTGCACGAGATTGAAGTCGTGATAGCCTATCGTCTCGTCCAGCTTCCGGTCCGCTTCGATAGCCCGCTCGATGCGCTGCTCGTGGTTGCCCAACGTAAACTCTAGGCGCGGCATGTACAGAACGTGCTTCGTCTTGCGCTGCTGTTCGTTGTACGCGTGCAGCGGCGCCATCAGCAGATCCATCGACGCGTTACCTGCGGCGATATCCGCTTTGTAGGTTCGACCTTCAAACGACTTCTTGCCGACATCGTAAGACGACAGGCTCGGCATGTCGTAATGGTCCCCGATGTGAACCACCACGTCGGGGCGCTTGTCGACAATGTACTGTCCGATCCGACCGAGATACGCGTTTGGCACGCTGGCCTTCTGCTGCGTGTCGGGTATCACCATGATCTTCAAACCGGGGGCGTCACGCATTAGAAATCCTCCGTTTCCTCGGCCGTAGTCAGACTCAGGTTCCCGCTCTTAGCGTGCAGATACTTCTTGTCGACCAGCGACTCAAGTAACTTAGTGGCCCGCTGGTTACGCGTGTCGCGCTTGCCGGGCTCCAGCACCAGTTCGGCCGCTATCCTTGTAGCTAGTACGTCCCCGGCGAGCGTGCCACCCTCGGACTGCATCAACGCGTGCTGCACTATTTTTAGAGCCACCATCTGCTTAGGGGTAAGTGGTCCTTTTCCTGTGCCTGCTCGAACAGGCGAAGCGCCCGGCTGTAGGATGACGCTAGTGACTGGGACTCCATCGTCGTCGGAGTATCCGAGTTGGATGATCTTGGGTTCGAGCCAAAGCGGCTCCAGCTCAGGAGAAGCTTTGAAACGCTGGCGGGAGACGGCCACGGATCGGGTGCTGTCATTCCGAGTAACAATGTAAGCCGCGTCCGTGTCTGCCTCAAGAGCGCTCGCGCCCCGTGCGCGACCTCGATCGGAAT